TATGAAGACTATGCATGCGATATGTTCATAAACAAGTTAGAAAAATTTGATTCACCTCAAGGTGAACCAAGAGAGATAGGTGGAGATAGTGGAGATTACAAAAACCCATGGAACGTTAGACTAGTAAAAGCATATCCATATACTGTAGCATCAATACCATACTCAGCAGGACCTGCACAACTTGTTAAGGCAACTGTAGGATTCTACTATGAATACAGTCACTTAATGACCTTCAGTTAGGTTGCTATATAATATACTGAATTTATAAATCATGGCATTACCTGAGATTGCGACGCCAACCTATACATTGACTGTACCTTCCACCAAGAAGAAAGTTAAGTATAGACCATTTCTTGTTAAAGAACAGAAGTTGTTAATATTGGCATTAGAGAACGACGATCAAGAACAAATATTAGATGCTATAACAAATACAATACGAAATTGTTTAATTACAAAAGTCAATGTAGCAGACTTAGCACTGTTTGACATAGAATACTTGTTCTTACAAATACGTGCTAGATCAATCAGCGAGGAGATTGAGATGAAAGTTACATGTGCTGATGATAATAAAACAACTGTGGATGTAAAATTTATGGTCAATGATGTCAAAGTCAATTTTCCTAAAGGACATACTAATATTATAAAACTAAATGATGAGATTACTGTTGAGATGAGGTATCCAGACATTGAGTACTTCACCAAGGTTAATTTTGCGGGTGAAGAACCAGAACCATATGAATTAGTTGGTAAATGTATTAAAAGAGTATATGTTGGTGAAGATGACTATACTCCAGACTCTGTTGAAGAATCAAAAACATGGGTTGGGGGTTTGACTAGTGCACAGTTTGATGCCATACAGGAGTTTTTTAAGACAATGCCAAGTTTGAGACATGTGTTAAAGGTCAAGAACCCAAAAACAAAAAAGGTAAATGAGGTGGTACTGGAAGGATTATCTGATTTTTTCGTATAGCCCTCTTTCACGAGGGCATCATGACCTTCTATCAAACCAATTTTTCTTTGGTTCAACATCATAAATATAGCTTGACAGACATTGAGAACATGATGCCTTGGGAACGCGAGGTATATGTGAACATGTTAGCAACTCATCTCCAAAAGGAGAGAGATCGTATCGCTGAACAAAACCGACGCTAATGGATGCTTCTATAGTCATTGATTTTTTTAAGAAGGCAGCAAAGTCACTTGTTGCGGGGGTGGCTGGTGCTGTCACAAGTTCAGATGAAGTAAAATTAGTCCCTGCTATAGCACCTATACCTGTAAGTGATGTAAATGAGCAATATGGTAGAGCAGAACCTGTAGAGAGACCTAAAAAAGAAGAAGCAGGACCTAAGTACGAAGAGTTAGTAGAAGAAAGAATAAAGGAAGTAGCATTTAAGAAAAGTATGCCATACCAACCAGAGGTGGCATTATTTAAAGGTGGACTTGTAAAAAGAGAAACCATTGCAAAAGTGGGTGAAAAAGAACCAGAGGTAGTAACTCCAGTTAAAAACTATGCTGAGTCTGTAGAACTTGTTTATAAACAAGGTGCAGCGTTACTGATAAGTTCGTCTCTTGGGTTTTTAGATACACTACCTCCATCAAAAGGAAAGTCATCCATAAGAAAAGAGGCAAATAGATTAGCAGCAATTTTTGGTATAGTCAACTCACCTAAACCACAAAAGACAATAGGATTATCATCAAAACTAGAATGGTGGGGTGGTAGTGGTAGTAATATAACTGGTCGTAGCACTGATGGAAGTGAAGATGGACAATCATCTAAAGGATCAAATGACCAAGGGGGGGATGGGGAAGGTTTGCCTAATAAGCTCCTCAAAAATATAGCATTAGTAGGAGGAGCAGCAACACTCTTCGGTGCAGGATATTATATACCTAAAATGTTTCCTGGTACTGTCAAAAAGGAATATCAGAACCAAGTTGAGAATTTTGCAGAAAAAGAAGGTTATGAAAAAGCAGCTGAAACAGATTATTTTGCAGAAGGTAGTGGTGATACTATTACAAGAGGAGAGACAAGTAGAGAGAAAGTAGAAGCACTTTACGAATCACTTACTGGAGAAGCACCTCAGTATGGTTTTTTTGGTGCGAAAGATCCATTATTAAGAAAAATGTTAAAAAATAGAAATAATCCAGAAAAATTAAAAGAGATTATTGATCAATCTGGTTATGCTCCAGAAAAAGAATTAACCAAAGAAGAAAAGGAAGATAAAGAAAGACAAGATAAATTTGAGGAAATGCTGTATGGTCAGGAGGCAAATAAACAACTCCAAGAAGTAAAAGAGCAGGAAGCTGCAGCATGGAAAGATCCTGATCCTTTCAAACATGACAAGTATTATCGTCCTATTGTATTGAATCCACCCACTGCAAATGCATGGGAGAAAGCAGTCAATGCTGCTAAAAAAGATGGTATTAACTTACCACGTCATGTAACATCTTCATATAGAAGTGCAGAAGATCAAGCAGCATTGGTGATGGCTGCTCAAAAGGGTATGAAAGGTATTGTAAATCCTGCAAAGCCAGGACAGTCAGCACATGGACAGGGTTGGGCAATTGATATTATTAGTCCAAGTCCTGCAAACGATTGGATGAGAATGAACGCTAAACAGTTTGGGTTTGAGTGGCAGGGTGAGCATGATCCAGTGCACTTTGATTTTATTACTAATGAAGAAAATACAAAATATTTACAACATGGCAATGATTCGTGGATTCCTAAAGAGAATAAAAGCAAAACAATAGAATATAGAGACAGAAATGATCCAACACCAGGAGAAATAAGCACTAAAGCAGCATTACAATCATGGAGGGAAAGTAAACCAAATATAGACCCTTGTGATTGCCCACCACCAGTATCAACTATAAATGGGGAACCAGTAAATCAAGGATCAGTAGATGGAACAGGAAAGGTAGTTTCTATCCCACAAATTATTCCTGTACCACAAACAAAAATAATTCCAGTTCCAATTATCCAAAATACAGAAAATGAAGAAGAATATTCTAAAACTATCATAGATCCTTTTAGTAAGGCAGTTGTATCTGAGGTAGTATAATGAAAGCATTACCACCAGCTATGTTGAATCAAGGTATTGGACTTTCTAAGTTCATATCAAATCCTAGTGCCATTACAAAAGCAATGGGTATTCCTGCGTCTCAACAAACTGTTGATGTAAATGCCACTGACGTAACATCTAGACCTAAAGTAGCACCAGTAGCACAACCAACACAAAATCTTGTTCCAGATCCAGTAGCAGCAATGGGTGTGGATCCTGTGACTGGACAATATTTGTCAAAAGAAGATAGAATAAGAAAATTTAAGGAACGTAAAGCACTGAGAGCAATGGGAATAGATCCTGATCTACCACAGGCAGGAGAAATATCAAAAGTTGACAAGTTAGAAGATGCAGGAATAGGTGACGATCAAGTCAAAAGAAAAGTAAAGGATACATTGGATGATGAGTTTAAGATGGATCCTAAGATGAAGAAAGCATTCATGGATGCCTTAGCACTTCCTGTTAAGTCTGCTGCTGTTGCAATAACAGATTTACTAGAAAAAATTCCTGCACCAAGTAGGGAAGCATCTAAGATATTGAACAGAAATATTAATAAAATTTCAGACGCATTTAATTTAGGTGCTGCTAGTACTGAAGTTGCTAACGATGAAGCAGATAATGATAATAAATCTAAAAAAGGAACTGTTATAGGTGGTCTTCTATCTAAAATATTCAATCTCTTTACTCGTAAAAAATCTGGTGGCAATACTGGCGGTGCTAGTGATAATGGTTCTAGTTCTGGATCAGGTGATAGTTCAGCTATCGTCACACAGGGAGATGCTACTGAAGGCAGAAGAGCACCATATACAGGAACTGCTGATGGCATAGGATTGGGTGATGGCAGAGTTTCTCGAAGCAGTCAAAATAAAGCTGGTAAACCACGTAGTAGTATGACAATGAATGCAACCACTGTATTTGGTGGTCGTGGTAATACGATGAGTACAGGTCCTAGTAATTTTGTGGAACTATCGTCAATGAACACTCATCCGCTTGTTAGTAACTCAGCAGCTGCTTATGCTACTAGAACAAGAACTATGTCGTCAGGGGAGCGATATCTGCAACTCAAAGCAGAGAGAGAAAAACAGAAAAGAATTCTTAATAAAGAACCAGTAACTAACTTAACAGAACTTACTGATAAAACCATACAGGAAAATAGGGACTCTGCTGATCAAAAAACTCAGAAGCAAGTTGCTACTGCTGTTGGAACCTCTGATGCCATACCAACTCCTAATATTAAACCATACCAACAAGAAGGTGGTGCACTTGCTCAACCAAAAATTAAAAAATCCAAGTACATTGGTGCTTATAACACAACGTCTCAATTCTAATGTCAGTCAATACTCAGTCTAATTTTCAACTAGTAAATTTCTTCATTGCGGATTATCCTCCCATTGGAGTTAATCAGGTATTGTATGTCAAATATACTGAAGATATGAGGCAAGCAACCACAACTATGGAGGTACAAATAACTGACAGTGAAACTGGTTTCTTATCAGACCTACAAGGTATGGAACCTGTATTCATTCGTATTGCTGATAGTAAAGGTGAAACAGAAGTTGGTGGAGAATTCGTTGTTTATGACATACAGGATAGAAGAAATGTTGGTGGAAAATCATCAGCAGTATTAATGTTATGTACTCCAGATTTTATAAACAATGCTGCCAATAAAATATCAAGAAGATTTGGCAAGGGTATGGGTATAAAAATACATGATATCGTAAAAAACGAGATATTAAACAAATTGATGAATGTAGATGAATCAAGACTAATTAATTTTGAACCATGTGTAAACAAGTATTCTTTTGTGTCTCCATATTGGAATCCATTTACAGCAATTAGATGGTTGGCTGCAAAAGCAATACCAGAACATAAAGGTAGTGGTGCAGCAGCAACTGCGGGATATGCTTTTTATCAAACAAGATCAGGATACAATTTTGAATCTTATGATTCATTTGCATCTAAAGAACCTGTAGTAAGAATGGTTGTTGGACATGATCCAGATGAAATGGAGGATGAAGAGGACACAGGAATTATTCCACTTGAACATTTGACCGTAGAATCATCTGCTGATTTGTTAAAAGGTTTAAATTTAGGATCATATTCAAGTAATGTCATGACACTTGACTTAAAAAACATGGAGTTTAAAGAATATCCTTTTAACATCAATAAATATTATCAAGATGTCAGTGTAATGAACTCTCGTGCAACACCAGAGTTTTATAAAGGATTTGATAATAACAGAACATATACTAGAATCATGTCTAAAATATCAGACTCTGCATTATTCACTGAGGGTATGTACACACAAGGATTTACAAAACAACTTTCACAATCTAGTTTGAGGGAAAAATTATTTTATAATAAAAAAGTGATAGTTGAATTTGTATCAGATTATTCGTTAGAAATAGGTGAAGTTGTGCAACTAGATGTATATAAAGGAACTAGCGATAGAGAGAAAGATTATGCAGTCTCTGGCAAATATGTTATTGGTAAAGTTGAGAGAACATTTAAAAGTAGTGAAGATAAAATGACTTCTAGACTTACATTATATACTGATTCGGATGGGGAGAATATAGATTAATGATGGAGAGTATCGCTAATTTTATAGGTAGAGAAGGGTTCAACTGGTGGGTTGGACAGGTAGAGAATGATGGTGCAAAATTTTGGAATGCCGAGTTAAATGATGGTGCAGGAGATTTTGAGTATGGTGACTGGGATTGGACTAATAAAGTAAAGGTTAGAATTATAGGATATCACAATCCAAATAGAAAAGAATTACCTACATCTGATCTACCATGGGCACAGGTATTGATGCCCGCAATATACTCACAACGTTCTGGTATAGGATCTATTCATCAGTTACAGATAAACAGTTGGGTTGTTGGTTTCTTTATGGATGGAACATCAGCACAGATTCCTATTGTTATGGGATCTATAACTGATGAAAATCCAAGCAGCGGTTATGGTGTAGCAGGAGGTAAGGAAGAAGGATTTGCACAGTTAGCAACACCAAACTATAAGTTTCCAGATCATAA